ATAGCCTTACCGGCTTTCGCTATTGGGATTAACAGGGCTCTAAGGGAAGGGCTGGCAACGCTAACAATGTTCAGCATATCACCAGCCCACTGTTCAAGTTCCACTACCTTGGTCTTCAACAGTTGGACCAACTGAGCGGCGTTGTTCTGTTGGATCACTTGCCCTGCTCCAGTGACAACCGGAACAGGTGATCCCATACCAGATGGCATCGGAGGGGGGCCACCTTGCTGCGCTATGCTTGGCGGTAGTGGTGGTGTCTGCCCGATGAAGCCCCCCATATCAGTACTTTCCTTTAGCTTGTTCCTTCACCTGATCGCACATCGGAATGTTCTGGAAACCGATGACTGGAGTCCGGTTCAACTCTACGGTCTCACCGGTACTCTGAATCTGCCCCTTGTTTCCAGGATTTGCGCTTGGAATCGCAACCGGTGTCTTGTTCAATGGCACCGTCTCACCGGTGCCTTGGTATTCACCATGTGTCTGACTGCTGCTTGGAATAGGCACTGGACGCTTTTCCAGCGTCACCTTCTCTGCTACACTCTGTATGGCCATATTCTGTAACCACCCATAACAACAGTACTAACATACCTCACGCATTGTCAATATATTAGTAGAACCATATTCTGTTTACCGATTAAAACGGCCCACCTGTACGGCTTGTTCTTGTCAACCTTGGTATTCTACCCTTACCCGTAGCGTCCGGAACCAACTCCGGAGAGCTTTGTTGAGCGGCTATCTCACTGATGATCTGCTCAGCATTGGTGAACTCCATCCGGCGCAGAAGCTCATCCCGGCTGATCGCTCCGATGCGGAACAGAGTCATGGCAATCTGCTTCTCCCGATCCTTACTGGCTGTATGCATTGACCCAGGACCAACACGGACGGTAAAACGCTTCCAGTGATCCTCTCTAGGTACCGTGGATGGGACCATTGTACCTGGGTTGTAGTCGAAGTCCGCCATGGTTTGCCCATCCGGACCGAACAGCTTCACCCTATGATGACCAGTCCAGAACTGGAATATGTTGGATACAACCATCGGTCCGACATCCATCAGGAAGCTCTCGATCAATCTGGCTTCCCTGCGGAATGTTGTCTGCATGGCATCTCGCATCTGCTCGATGGTCTCACCACCTGGCACCTGCGCCTTTCCCGTCAACCTGTTGATGTCCACTCGCCCTGACCTTCTGTCGAACGTAGGAATCAGGTATTGGTTCAGCATCGCAAACACATATGCTGGCAGGATTGGAGGGTCCATGTACCTGACATCGGACATAATGTTAGATTGCATCGTCATGCGTAGCTTACCGCCAGGCATATCCGGGAAGAAAGAACGCCACTCAGTAGGCCGGATCGCCCCCTCGCGGCTCAATACTTGTGGGGTTATGGCACGCCGGCAAACGTCAAGAGAGCTGGCTACGATTTCATTAATGGCACGGTTCAGCGGAAGTAAGTCACGGAACTTGCTCAAGCCCCCAGGTGCCCACGCCACTGGGTTCAGTGCTAATTGCGCGAACGGATACAGCCCGTGCCAGTAGATAGACGGACCATCTGACATAACGTCGTCGCCACCGAAGACAACCAAGCGCTTCCGTGGGAACAAACGTTGGCCTGGGTTTGCAGTATACCACCAGTTGTATTCGTCTTTTCTTAGATTTGGTGACGTTACCTCAACTGGGGTCGAAGTCTCGTTAACGCTGTAGTCTTCGATGAAGTATTCCTCCAGTTCAACGACAGGAAACGGACTCTGCCCGGCCATCGTCTCCGGGCTGATCTTAACACCCATCCGTTGCTTCATGTGGGGAGCCAGAGAGTTCCAAGTCAACTGTGGGATGTTGGGTGGCCTGCTATATACATTCGGGCCTCCGGTGTAACGGCTGGCAGCCTGTCGCTCGATGTCTTTAGCTGCTTCCCCATAGACCATCTTGAAGTACTGGGCTGGCTTGAAGGTCCGGTAGAGGACCGCTGCTGCTTGCTGAAGATGCTGTCCAGGTTGGATAGGAAGTACCGTATCCATGCCACAGGAAACCACAGACAGCATCCCTGGTGTATAGCCTCCAATCTTCCAATACCCAACACTGAACAGGGCATGGTCAATGACATCGGCAAGACGAAGCTCTAGGCATAGACGTTGCCATTCGCTCAGCCAGCATAGCTTGATGACGCTAGCCTGATCCTCAAACTCAGGCTGTCTAGCTATGACTTCTATGTTGGGACGTATATCCGTCAGAAGCGCCAGCGTTTCCACGCGAGCCTCAGCCATCTTGTTGTCAAAGAAGTGGCTCCGGTACTGTGGCCTTCCCGGATTCCACTGCTTACCCTCCAGGAAGTCCTTGTAACGGTGGACGTTATCATACTCAGGATTCATCGCAAGAGTACGCAATGCCTCATCCCGAGCCATCTCACGCCAGCGCTTCATCTTCATATGGTACTGGTCAGGGAAGTCTGTCGTGCCTGATTTTGTGTTGTATACGATAGGCCCGCGTGGGGTTTCTTCCATTGCCATACGTACTCCTTTAATCAACCATGCCTATATCTCAGTTCCAGGCATAGCTGATCTTCCCTTAGTCCACTTGCCATCACTCCCAGGACGTTGTGGTCCAACATCCTCATACCCGATGTAGCCTTCACTTTTCATGAAGTCTTTTCGCTGCTGCCATGTTTCGATATAGACAGGTTCCGGTTGCCCTGATTCCGTCTTTGTCCGATAGGTCCAGAACCCATCTCCCTTGAGTGGTTCAGCTTTACGGCTCCAGTACTTCTTGGTAATCGCACCAGTGAATACTACGTTGAAAGCAGACATGACACGCTTCGTCTGCGCTCCGCATGGGCAAGCTGGATCCGGGCGATCATGGGTATGCGCATACCACTCCAGCACCCTGCTACACTCCGGGCACCGTGACTCGTAGATTGGCATGTTACCTCTTGGATGGTACTGCCTCAAGTGCCTTGTCCTTAATCCAGTTGGCGATGTCAGTACCGTTAGGGTCCTCAACGCTAATGATCTCTGAAATTGCCCGGTAGTCGCTCTGCGTCATCTGGACTGGAGCCGGTTCCGGGTTGATGTAGAACATGTTCTTCATGGTTCTGGCTGCCACGTCCCGAATCAATGCTTTAACCGTTCGGCCACTCAGTTGTGCTGTCTGAGTAATGGATGGTAGATATGTTGGGTCTAGCTTAAGTTCGACCAAGCTATGGTCGCCTTCCTTGTCCATACCACGCTCCACAACGCTGACTAGTCGAGTCATGTCCAGGAGTGGCTCACCCAGTGCTTTCTCAATTCTTTTAGCATCAGTAGCAGGGACGATGAATCCACCACTGGCAAGTTCTGTCATTGCTGCGCTGGCCGCAGCTCCGAGAACGGCAGGACGGGTATTTTCGTCAGGCGCCAAACTATCCAACACCGACTTCTCTAACTGAACCACTATTCCGAAATTGATCTTCATAAGTTTCCTCACTGTATGGTAATTGCGCGTCAGTGGGTGGCCTGCCGAACTCGTCATCTCTCCATTCCAGTGGCACATGGTTTAGATTGCAGTTGTTACGCTTGCCGCTGAGAGCGACACTGCCGCACGCCGGACATCGCTGGTTCTTTGGCTCTTGAGCACCCCACTCGTGGCGGCATCGCATACAAGTCATAGTCCATTCTGCCTCCGTAATGCTTGGCTGAGATGCTGGCACATAGACACTATCGTTCTGTTCAAGATCATGGGCAGTGTATACGGCAATGAAACCAGCGAACAACTCATCGTCATGTTCACCACGCTCGGAGGCTACTTTGGTTTCTGAAATGTCTGCTCTGGTGAAGAACCTCATCTCGTGGTGGAAGTTCTCGCTCCTGATGATCCAGGAGTGGCTAGCAAGGAAAGATTTGGCTGTCTGCCAGAGGTTGGCTCGGTTGTTAGGTTTCGTCAACCAGTGCAGCTTGTTCGTCATGAAGCCAGTGGTGGTGTCGTACCTCTTCCAGCGGAAGAGGTTAGGGTACTGATGCGTGATGAAGACCGTATCTGCTGTTGTCTGGTAGTTGTTGTACTCAATAGACAGCATGGCTTCATTGTAGAAGCAGCCAAGCTGCACCAATACCTTAGCGAACTCCAATGTACCAACTCGGTTGCTGCGCCACAGAGCTACCTGAACGTCCGGGCTCCCATTACGACCGATGCGGTTCACGAATGCAACACTGTAGTCAGCACTCCCTCCCAACCCTTCGGCTACGTCAGCCCCAATCACGTACTCGGCACCTTGGGATGGGAAGTCCCACACCGATAGGAACATGTTCTCTCCGTAGGTGTGATCAATCTGGCACCATGGCTGGTAGCATTGCTTTGTCTTTTGATCCGAGACACCATGTATCTTTCCGTTGGAGTCGAAATAGCCAACCAGCGTTGGCGGACGTATAGTTGTATTAACGTACTGGATAGCTTCGTCGCTGAAGATGGAAGAGCCGCCTACCTGGAAGCATTCCTCTGGGGTAACACATAGCTCCTGCCTCAGTTCCCGGATTGATGATTCACCTTTGGTATGGGAATCTCTGGTCTCAGCATTTATCCTTTGCTTGTAGTAGTAGAACAGGTGCACATCGCTCATGGTGAAGGGCACCATCTTGACGGACGGGCAGAAGTGGCAGACGTGTTCTTCTATGCCATCAGATTGTTGCCAGCGGCGGCAAACCGGGCACTGTAGCCATTCCCGCTGAATACGATCCCGCATGGAGGCGTCTTGAGTTTCTGGCACCCAAC